TCTACCGCCAAATAAAACGGCGGATAATCGGGACGAACCCGATGGCTTTGTAAACTAGCCAGGTCTGTTTGTTTACGTAACCAAAGGAGCACCCATGACTACACCGGCACAAAATGTTAACATAGCTTCTGCTGGTATTAATACTCAACAGCAGACAACCAGCGGAGGCGTTACTAATCCTCCGGTTATGCTACTTCGTGCCCAGTCACGTTTTGTTCGGATACGCGCCGCGTCGGTTAACAACCCGATTCGCATCGACAAAACGAGGAAACCCAGCAATTGGGTTTCTAAGGGTGGTTACTTCGGTCAGGACTTGGGCGATATGCGCGTGATTCATCCAAATGGATCATATCGTACGTCGTCCGGGGTACTGATTGAACCCCCGACATCGCTAGGCTCTATCCCAACAATCGTTTCGATTGCGGATGGAAATTCTTATGCGATTCGGGATGCTCTTGGCCATTACGCAGAGGCAAATATGCAGCTGGGTGTGGCGATGCGCGAGGCAAGAGGTACTGCAGAACTTGTTGGTAAATACTACCAAAAAGCGTCCCAAACTCTCGGTCGTCTTGACTCGGAGCTAAGGAAAGGAGAAAACAGCAATTTCAAAAGGGCGATGAAAGATTTCGCGTCTGGATGGAAGAGCGCTCCTTCGCGGTACTTAGAGTACATCTTTGGCCTTCGTCCGCTTGCGGACGAGATTAACAACAGCCTGGAGGTGCTCTCCGACAAAAAGGAACGTGGTTTCGCTTTCAAAATGAAACTACGTGGGAAGTACAAAGTAAGCGATGGGACTAAAGTCCCCCGCAATGCAATGACGTTCTGTACTGCCTTAGTGCAAACTAATGTGGTTCAGAAACACAAAGCGTCATTGATCTTTGTTCTACCAGACTGGTTCTGGGATGAACTACCCCCTGTGACTTCTTTCTCTGAGGCGTGGCAATCGGCGTCATTAAGCTTCATCCTTGACAGGATGGTGCCCGTGACGTCGTGGCTACGCGGATTTGAAGGGCTGCAGCTCCGACCTTTCTTCACTGAAGGGTCTTCGACTTGTTTTATGAGTCGTGTCGGAACCGAGGCATTCATGAACCCATCATCAGGATACAGTGCGCATCCTAGCGTTCTGCCCTGTACATGGCGCGAATATTACATGTCTCGTGTTGCTTACGAATCGTTCCCAACTGAAGCGGTCATGCGACTGCCGAGGCTAAGGAACGAGCTGAAGCTGGCCCAAATGGACCAGTATGCCGCATTGGCAGGCCAACGAATGGCGAACCTCAGCCGTTTGTTGCGTTAACTTAACGAGGATCGGAGAGCCACAATGGCAATCACTCTTAACACCAAAGTATACAACTGGGGCCAGTTCGATAAGAACGGTGTAGGTCAATACCTGGAGACTTCTTCAGGCATACCTACGGGCTTTTCGCAGCTCACCGCGAAGGTAAACGGCGACTCAGTTGGAAAGAGCCGAAAGGTGAAGTGGAGACTAATCATCCCCCACATCACGATTGTCGACACAGCGTTCGCGCCAGCCGGCACCCTCCTGGGTGTCGACTATATTAATTTAGACGCGGACCTTGCGGCAACTGGATCTTTGGCGGACCGTCAGGACTCTCGACTTCGGTTGGCCGGTCTTGTCACCAACGCACAGTTTATCAGTGCCTGGGACAATTTCGTTCAACCATCGTCTTAAGCCATTCCGGCTAGGGCAATGGAAATCCCGAGAAGGGATTACGGTTTTTTCATAGTAAAGGAGATCCTTCTGTGAATGTCAAAGTGAAAGAGACCAAACTCAAGTATAGGGAGTTCCCGGCAAAGCCGGCCCTACTTGAGCGTCGCGATGTAACTCACGCTTTCTTTAGCCAAACCATGTTGTCTATTGGTTTTCCCGACATAAAACCGTCGGAGGCTATTGCTATGCCAATGCCCGACCTCTATCAAGGGGTTCGGAGCTTCAAACAGGAGTATTGGGCTGCAGAAATGTGGTCTAAACATCCTTTTGAGCTTGGTGTGGATAGGGAGCAAGCTGCAAAGCTTGCCTTCTATGAGGCTGAAACACGGTGTAAAGAATCGAACGAAAGGCTTTATGACGGATGGAACAAACCTTGGAGTAATTCAAGGCGTTCTACTCTTAGTAAGGCCCGTAGGTTGATCTCGCAGCTTATTGGGGATATAACTCCTCATGAGGTTGTGCGCCGTGCGGGATGGGGACCGGGTGTTTCCACCAGTTTAAAACGGTCTCGATGCTCGCATCAACATAAGTGGGAATTTGGTGCCCACGCGACGAAAGCAGCCTTACCCTGGGTCACAGGCCTGTTTGAATGGGCTTCATTACCTGATCGTGAGATCACGTTAGTGACCGGGAATAAGGTAACCACTGTACCAAAGAACGCAAAAACCGAACGGACGATTGCAGTTGAACCTGACTGGAATATGTTCTTTCAACGGGGAATGGGCAGCGCGATTCGGAAAAGATTGAATCGTGTTGGCTTGCTTCACCCTGATAGTCAGATCCGAAACCAGCGGCTTGCTGCCGCTGGGTCTCAGAGTAACACTTTTGGGACAATAGATCTGTCTAGTGCTAGCGACTCTGTGTCGTTGGCTCTTTGCGAACTCCTGCTACCCGC